AATACTATTTAGTCAATTTGACAAACACGCCTTATTGATTAGTTATATTCTGCATTTGCTGTTGCATTCCTGCCTGTTCTTCTTGTGCAATAGCCTGATTAACAATGTCTGTTGCTTGCTCGCTGTTCGGCCCTTCATCAACTAACTGTTGAGCCTCTACCACTAAGTCACGTTGCTTGATTAGTATAGCCCTGTCAGCGTTAGTCAGCTCTATACCTAAATCACTTTGCAGCTTATACGTTTCAAGTAATGTTTTATAGCTTTCTACGGCTTCACTTTGTGCATCAATCAAAGTCTCAATAGTTTTTGCGTCTTTTTCTTTAATGTCAGCCATTAACTTTTCAGTTTGCATTTGCACGTTTTCAGTAATTGCCGCTTGTTGCGGGTCAGGTGCTTGCGGCTCATTTAATCCGTATTCTTCTATCTCTTCATCAGTTGGTTTAATTGTGCCGTTTTGGATCATAAGTTTACGAACACGCTTAGTTAGTTCTTTTGTCTCAAGTATTGGTAAGTCTTTAGCTACTAAGTCCATTGCTAAGGCTTCAAACTGTGGCGAAGTTGCTATTAGGTCAAGTATCTGTTGTGCTGATTCCTGTCGCTGTGTGGCAAACGCTGGCCCTGTGTCAGTAACAATGTCATAACGCCCAATAGATAAGTCATTAACTAAAACCTTTTTACCTGTTTGTTCGTCCATTACTTCTTGATTGACTGTATTAATCTCGACGTTTTTGGTTTCACCGTCTTGCTGTAATATTCTTACCTGTTGCGCAGTGTCATAAATGCGCGGGATTAAATCGATTAGTATCTCGGCACTGTACTCAATAGATTTAATTAGGTTATCAGTGAATATAAATGACCCTCTATCGCCCTGCCTTTCTTGTGCAATTATAGCTTTACCGCTTTTTAATTCAGGGTTAACACCAATAGAAGGCGGCTGCATACCTGTTACATGATACAAGTCCATACTCATCTGTTGAAGTATTACAAGACTACCTTGCTGTACTGATGGGGCTCCAGTTCTAGTAGGAGGCGCACCGCCTGTTTTAACGTCTGGATTGTATGGCATAAACGGACTATTTTGAGTAGGAAAGTTTCTATACTTTGCCTCATGCCCTTTTGAGTTTTCTGGCGTGTACCAATATGGGTCTTTAGGCGTCAATGCGTTTGTTTCAACCATTGCGCTAGTCTCATAGTTGTAAATACGGTTTGGGTCTTTAGCAAAACGAACTATACCCCTGACATAAGTTTGGTTTTCAATAAATGCTTGACGTCCGTACACTGGAACCAATGGAATATATTTACCAGCCCAAGCCATTGGTCCTTCTAAAATTCCACTACCATCCATCAAATACATTTCTACTTTGTGGGTTTTTACTTTCCTTGTTTTAACTACAGTAGCGCCCGATTTTGCAAGTTCGTCCATTACCGCTTTTTCTTCATCAGAGTCTATTACTCGACCATCAGACAGCAACGCTATGGTTTTATCTATTGGCGTTTTAACCCAATACTCGGCAACCCTGGTAAACCCTTCGCCAAACCAAGCTTGACAACCTGATTGATTAAAGTTTTCTTGTGACCATTCATGCACTGGTGAGTTAGGGAATCTTTCCTTATGTTCTTCTTTAGGCATATCAAGAGTAACGTAAGCAAATTTAGCATCACGTTTATCATATTCCGTTGCAGCATCATCAAACCACAATGAAGTGGTCGCTGTGTTAATCGGCTTAAACTTAATACTCTGATTAAAATCAGCATCATTAAATGCGGTAGTTATACGCCACCCGCCATAGCCACCGTTGACCATTTCGTCAAAGGCAACATCATAGCAATTACTGGCCTTGCTATCAGCTTCAATGTTGCGTATTAGGCCTGTTAGTGTCTCTGCTACGCTTTCACTAGCACCACCCGATACAGGCCGAATTTTAATGTTAGTTCGGTTTTGCCTCTGGTCCCCGATTAACTGGTCAATAGCACCAGCAACCCGATTGATAGTAAATCTTGGTCTATCCTTGCGTTTTTCCTTTGCACCATCATCCCATTGACCATCTTCAGCTTGGGCAAACTTAATATCTTCGACGGCTAAACGGCGTTGGTCACGCTCCTTCATTTCTAATCGAGTAAACCGCTTGACTGATAAAGCATGAATTTCGTTTTGTTTTGCTGTGTTAGTAATCATTTTTTACCATTCCGAAGTAAACTCAATAGATTGAGGCGCAGCCTTGTTCAGCTCACCGCTTGCGCTCATTTGTCCAAACTGCCTAAAAGCATCAGCGCATTCTGTATGCACATCTTTTACAGGCGTGTCAGTGAATGAACCTGTTGTATTATTCCACCTTTTGCGGTAACTGTCCAAATGGATGATACCTTCCTTACAATTCTCTTCATCAAACCAGCAAGAGCCGAACGTATCGCGGGTTGCTTGTATGCCATGAGTAAGCTCGCTAACCACCGGCACAATCTCTATATTGCGTAAGCCTAAGTTGGTTAGCATATCAACAGGGGATATATTTTCTGTTTGGCCTTGTCGCCTATGCCCTGCATCATGCGGCAAATAATGAGTACCAAAAACACAGCCTACTTTATTTAGCTCGTTAACGTAATACTTGTAATGCTCGCCCCATCCCTCAATATAACCAATAAAGTTGTCGTACTGGCCTATTTGTTGATGTAACCAAATGCCTGTGCCGTCACTGTTGCCAATATCCCAGAATGTATTAACTGGATGGCCTTCGCGATACTTAATGTTAGATATGCGCCCATCTTTTCTGGCTTTGTTCATTTGTACAGTGTAGTAACAACCCTCTTTAGACTTTTGAAACGCCTCTTTTGGTGTGCTTGGGTACTCTTGCCACATCTTTTCCTCTTCGCCTGAGAATTCAGCGTCACGAGTCATTACCCACCATGCACGCTGTTGTGATGACAAAGTGCAGTTAGACTCGCTTTCTATTTTATCGAAGTACTCGTTATCTTTATCAGTAACCAATACGTCAAAGTCTGTCTTGTATCTGCTTTCGCCCCACCATGGATAAAAATGAAACTTAAAATCTTTAGGGTTTAATTTTTTACCTGATAACATCAATGCTTCAGCACGTTTAGATATCTTATAAAAATGTCCGTCTTGCCCTTCAGCGGTTGATTCGATAAATACTATGCCGTTAGTTGGGACCGCTGGTATTGAGCCCGTTATAACCTCCTCTGCTCGCTCTGGAAACTTGGCACAAATCTTTCCGAACTCTGATATATGCAAATACTGTAACGTACCTGACCTAGCGGAAGTGGCAACACGTATTGAGCTGTTATTGTGTGCAAATAGCAATTCACTTGCGCTATCTCTGCCAAGTGGCATGGCAATTCGTAGTTGTGTTGGCAAGTTTAGGTAAGCAAAGTTTACTTTATCCCTAAATATTGTCTTGGCCACATCTTCAGCTTGTGCAATTATTGCGGCCCTTACGTTGGCTTTAAACAAACAACAATCTAAAAAGTAAATAGCGATTACAGTTGTAAAGCCTAATTGCCTAGCTTTTAGTATGTTGTTTCTAGTGTGAAGATTGCTAAGTAAGTTTAACTGGGCTTCATTAGGAATAAACGGAATGACTAATTCATCTTCGCCATCGTCGCCCTTAATCATTATCTTATAAAGCTTACCACTAGTTAAACGCCACCAAGGATCCGAAAGGTTTTCTTTTAGTATTTGACTGTCCGTTTTATTCGTCAACTTTTGGACCTAGCGTTTTTCCTGATATTTCGCTTATCAATAAAGTGAGTGGGTTTTCTGGGTCATTTGATAACTCGACCTTATCAGTAAACAATTTGTGCCTTTTGCCAATTAACTCCAATGAACGAATAGCGGCTGTAGCGTCTTTTAAGCGACCTTTACCATTATCTTCGGCGCAAGCTTCAGCTATACGCTTTAGTTCAACCATGACCCATTCAGCTTCTGTCTGTGTCTTTTCTGCTGCCTTTTCTACTTTAGAACCTATGAATTCTTGAATAATTGGTTTTCTTAAGTTCTCACAACCTATTACTTGGGCTGACTTTTTAGAATAACCAGCTCGAATAGCGGCCTTAGTTGCGTTAAGGTCAATAAGGTATTCAAGACAAAATTTCCTTTGTTTCACCGTTAGCTTTTTTTTTACTTCTGCCATTGTGTATATCCTTCTTGTATAGGATGGTTAATATTAGGTGCAAACCAGCCGCTTACTGATACGGCGCCCAACAAAGCAGTCCAGGTCCCAATAGTCGCTAAACATTCGGCAATAATTGTTCAGTTGTGTTAGTTCGCACCCAGAAACCGCAATTAAGCGGCT